CGAGTGAGTACCTGCGGGTTTCTTACCAGGGTCTTTCCATGCTGTATAGCGAAATAAGGCGGCAGCGTAGCGAACTGTCCAGTGGCTCCAAGCCTGGTAGAGGGGGTGGTGGCCTACACCATCATGTAATTCGTAATGGCGAACCATGAGCTAAGAGACGAACTCGGTTTTTATGACTGGGAACGGATCGAGGCTGGCGAGATTGAGCGCCTCGCCCAGCCTATAGCACAACAGGATGAACTTCCTGAAGGTGTTCCCCTCGATGGCGGGGGGGATCATCGAGTTCTTGTCCCTGTGGTCCTCCAACAGCCCGATGCCTTTTTGCCGGATGATTTGGAGTGGGAGCAGCCGCCTGTTGATAGTGACAGGTGGAACTATGGGGACGCCGACCCGCGAAGGGCGGGCGGTAGGCTTCGGCCCCGCGGCCGGACTATATGTCAGGCGTGGGCTTGCATGCTCGGACTCGTCCGAGATGTAGACGGCTTGTTGACAACGGTGGTGGACGGTCCTCCCGTTCCGTTGATGAGTCGCTATGTCAAGGCGATCTGGGGTGACGAGGCAAAGCTGCGAGGTGTGCAGCGAGTCAGCCTGGGTGAAGATGAGGAGGACTTCCTCCTCAACGTAGTAACCCCGGGAGTGAAAGGGGACCGCTGGATCTCCGTCAGACTTTTCGCAGCACTCTTTACTTGGGTGTTGTTCAAGGAGAGGTCGATGGAGTTGTTAGCTGGTCTCAGGTCTCGTGCAGTCCAGGAGGCACGAAATCTGAAGTACCCATGGGCAACCTTTGCCGTCGTTGCCGCGGACACCATCTCGAGTGCCTTTATGGTCACTGAGAGGGAGAAGCTTGCTTGGGATCGTATCTCAGGCCAACGCGGTTGGGAGACCCTGGAGTACTCCGCAAGATACTCCCGCGGAGAGGTCGACCCTGGCCTGTGGAGGTCAATTGTCCACAGGGTGCAGAGGGCTTGCCGATCTCTCCCAGGCCCACACGAGCTCAGTTTCAAGGCCGCTTAAGGGGGCTTGGCTAATGTTGGCGGTGGCATTTGTCTCGGTGACAAGGTTTATCCTTTGAGGGATGATGCCACTTTGGTCGTGCCAGCTGAAACCAGGCGCTCAGGCGACTGCGAACTGAAGCGGAGGAGGTTGTATAGGGCCTACATCCCGGCTGTCCGGGGGGTGTGGGTTCCTAGTGTGCATAGTGCTTGTATGCACAACGAGGTATCGGCCCTGGCGCTACGGACGCTGGGTCCAACTCCCCCACATCCTGAGAACGATGTTGAACTGCGTGCTATGTTTGCTCGTCTCAGGGGCGTGGTCCGGTCTTCAGGAATCCGTCGTCTGACTTACGACGAAGTGGTCGCGTCTTATCGTGGACACATGAAGCGTAAGTACCAGTTGGCGAGGGATTCTCTTCTGGAGAGCCCATGGACCACCAAGGACGCCGAGCTGCAGTCGTTTGTGAAGGCTGAGAAGATTTCATCTTTGAAGAAGCCAACCAAACCGAGGCTCATTAATGCTAGAGACAAGCGTTATAACTTGGAGCTAGCAACTTATCTTAAGCCCGTAGAGCACGTTCTTTGGAGACGGCTTAAAGGTAGGTGTCCTGGGGTCGAGAGGACCAGAATAGTGGCAAAGGGGCTGAACTCGTTTCAGAGGGGTGAGCTCATAGCGACCAAGATGGCTGGTATGCCTGATTGTGTCGCCTTCGAGGTTGATGGTGCGGCTTTTGAGGCCCACATTACCACGGAGCTGCTGAAGTATGAGCACGGGGTTTATAAGGCAGCTTATCCTGGGGATGTAAACCTTGCACGGTTGTTGGAGTGCCAGTTGGTGTTGAAGGGCACGACTTCAAGCGGTGTCAAGTATTCCAGGCCCGGCTGTAGAGCCTCAGGGGACTTCAACACAGGTTTGGGTAATACCTTAATCTGTGTTGCGTGTGTGGAAGCTGTTCTCTTCCGCATACGTAGGGAGCACGGCGGTTCTTTGCTATTCGACATGTTGGTTGACGGTGACAATGCCGTTATCTTCGTGGAGAAGAAGTACCTTTCCGTTGTCAGGGAGGGCTTCCCTGGCGTCACCAGACTCCTAACACCGC